AATACGGCGCCGAGGCAGCCATCGGCGGCGCCAAGCTGGCCGACCAATGGACCGATGCTGTCCTGGGCGGCATGGCCCACGGTGTGGAATCGAAGATCGCCGCTATCCAGCGGCAAACCACGGACCGTACTGATCGGCTAGGGCTCGCCACTGACGCCCAAAAACTCCTCCTCGATACCAAGCGGCAACAGTTGGAGCTCGCGGGCGCCGCGAAAGCCGAAGCGCTGAAAGCCCAGGTGGACTACGCGAATTTACAGAAACAATTAGCTGAGGCCACCACCAAGGCGGAGATCGACGCCCTCACCGAGGCCGCCCGTGTGGCAGCCACCAAGCGTGATGCCATGCTGGTGCTGGCGGCGCGCCAAGCCCAGGCTGCTGAATCCCAGCTGGCGCACACCCGCGCGCTGGTGGAGGCTGCCCGCTCCGGCGCCACCCAAGCCGGAGTGAAAACCATTGACATCAATGTGCGCATCCCCGACGGCGTGAACACCTTTACACGCGCTGACGTTGCGCGCATCACGACCGAGGCGGTGAAGGCCGCCACCGGCGCCGACTATGTGAATGCCAGAATCTAGAAAGGGAAGGAGGCAAGCATGTATGAGATGACCTACGTGTCACCTGACGGCGCATCCTTCGCTCTCACCAGCGGCCAAATCGAGGTTGCCGAGGGCGGCGTCGACAAGCTCACCGGTAGTGTTAAGGAGCGAGCATATACCGCGGTGGGCATGCCGGGGCAACTACTCGAATCACACGTTATCGAGCCGATCCGCGGGTCGCTTACCCTGGTGTTGGTCTCCACCCCCACCAAACCCGCGGAGGTGTTGGCCTTCGAGCTGCGCAGGGCGTTCTCTCACTACCGGTTAGGGCAACTAGCGGTCGCCACGCCCCGCGGCGTAGCTAGACTCCGATGCCGGCTAGACGGCACCATCACCGACCCCGCCGAGGTGTACAGCCGCTCCAGCGGCCTAGAGCTGCGCATCCCCCTGGTTGCTGACGAGGGCGTCTGGAAGATCGGCCCATACACAGGCGCCGGCAAGATCAACGTTTCAAACTTCGGTGACACCACCACCTACCTGGAAATCACCTGGCAAGGTGGCGGCGGCCCCATCACCCTCCCCTCCGGCGCCACCCTAACCCTGCCCACCACCTCCGAACGCCGACACCTGCTCCTCAACCCCACCGACTCCTGCGCCATCATTGACCCCGCAGGCGCCGTTGACCACACCTTATGGCAACAGATCCCATACTTGCCTGAGGGGGCGCCAGCAGGCGGGCAGCGCACATACCAGCTGCCCGCAGGCGCGACAGCCACCTGGCACGTCTCTACCCTCGACCCCTGGAGGTAACACAGATGATCGACTGGACAGCCCACCGTAAACACCGCGAACAGGCCATCGCAGATACAGGTCAATGGGTAGGCTTACTCGACGCTGATGGCAATCCCCTCATGGATCTGCCACCCGTGGTATCCATGGTGGCACCGGAGGCACGCAACGACCCCGGCTCCCTGGAACTCACAGTCCTGTGCCGCAGCAGCCGCGGCATCATCCACCCCGTCGTCACCGAGCTCATCGCCAAACAGCTCGGCATGCTCAGCCCCGAAGGCAAACTCGTCCCCGTCGCCGACCGGACCCGCTTCGTGGCCATAGAACGCGCCGGGGTGCCGCGCCGGGTGTACTGGGTGACCCACACCGTAGCAAGGGGCGACGCCGACGCCCCCGCCACCCTCACAATCCACGGCGTGGGGCTAACAAAACTACTCTCTCGATTCCCCGCGATATCTGCCCCGACCACGTGGCAGCAGTCGTTTAAGAGGTTTGAGCGCGACTGGGTAGGGCCGGAAAACACCAAGGTCACGTTCTCGCGGCCCAGGGAGCTAGCGGGGATGAAACTAGTGACTGTTGCTGACGGCGCCACCCTCGACGGCCCCGCCGAGGTCACCATCCGACGGCTGGTTGCCGAATCACTGGCGGCAGCGTTCCGCGTTGCTGGGATCACCAAGGATTTACCGATCCAAGTAGCGACCACCCCGACGGGACGCTCCTCCCCGCGTATCCTGCTACGCCCCACGGATGGGCCGCTGCTAGAAGAGATCGCCCAACCAGCTGCCGCGGCAGGTGTTATCATCACCGCCCAAATGTGGTGGCCAGGCGACCCGCCGGTCACCGGTCTGGCGTTGTCGTTGCCTACGGTCGTCGTGGCAGTTGAGCAGGCAAAGGAGGCGCCATAATGAGGCCCACGCTGATTGCTGACGGCGGTGAGATGACCGTCGGCCGCCGCACCTCCACCTACGTGTATGGAGTTTTTCAAGTGGACATCCCCGAGGGTAAGGAGCAGGCCCACCAAGACGATCGGCTGCAAGAAGGGTACATTTACCGCCCAGATCAGCGACCCACGGGGCGGTTCGATGTCGGCTTTGTTCGAGCTGATGCCCGCGTTGATCTCAACGCCCAACAATCCAATCTTGAATCCATTATCGACGCCGCCCAAAACCGGGTCGAAGGCGCCGTTTTCTTTGAGCGTGACATCACGGGGCGTGGTCTGGGCAAGTTCCGCCCCGGCGTCGACTTCACCACCGCCAGCCTCGTCGACGTGCTGATCTGGGGCAAAACCCTCACCTTGCCGGTAACCGCTATAGACATGACAAGCGGCGACGCCGCAGCGGTGGGCTGGCGGGTGCACGTCGGCGGCCAAATGATCGCTGATGCTGATAGCCTCCGATCCCACAACGACGCCATCCTCGGCCAAATAGAACAGGAACGCCGACGGCGCTTGGCCACAACCAAAACCGCCGAAACCGCGGCGACCACGGCCAACAGAGCGCCCGCCGCCGCCCCTGGCCCACACCAAAACCCGCCGAACCCGCGGCGCCCCCCGCCAACAGCGCCACCTCAGCCGCAGCCACCGCCAACAGTAAAGCCGCCTCAGCAGCTGCTGCCGCTGACGACGCCGACAAGAAAGCGAAGGAAGCTGACGCTGCCGCACACATCGCTGACCAAGCCGCCCGCGCTGCCGACAGGAAAGCAATCGAAGCACTGCAAACCACAGTGCAGGGCATACCCCGCATCCTGCACATTGACACCGGCGGCGCCAACATCTTCACCGGCTCATCCGGCAGGATCAACAACGGCGAAGCATGGGGCACCCTCAAATGGTTCAGCGCCGGGTTGCAGGTTCGATCTGGCGCCAGATTTGAAGCCAAGGGCGACTGGATGGGGTCGATCCTCATGATTGCGGTTTCCACCCAAGGCGCCACAGATGTCTCCTGCGCCGATATCACCACGGGCAACCGCTACCACGAGTCCGCTACTGGTGGGATTTTCCAAACCTACAAGTCCGCAACAGTTTTCATTCTGCCTAGCGCCTAACCTCTAGGAGGCCTATCATGCCCACCATCACAGGTGACTTGCGGCTAATAACCAATCAGCCAGCCGCTGTCACCGCCCTACAAATCCATGCCCCCGAAGCCCGCACCAGCGCCGGTACGGTTATTCTCCCTGCTCCCGCTATTGTTCCCGTAACCGGCGGTAAATTCACCGCCGATATCGAGCTCGGTGCTGCCGTGTGTATCCCCGACTACAGTGGCACGTTAGGTGAGCCCATTCACATCGCTATCCGCCCCGGCACCGCGACATTTGCCGAGGCACTAGAAAACGGCCGCAGCCTCACCCCAGAAGAACGCGATCGGGTTGTCGAGTTGTACCAGAAAATGATCACTGCCGGGGATGCCGCGAAAGCCGCCATGACGAAAGCCGAACAATCAGCCGCCCAAGCAGCGCAGGCAGCCGCTGCAGCCAAAGAATCCGCATCCCACGCCGCCAGCGGCGTGCCCCCCGCCACCGCTACAGTGCAAGGAAAAATCCAACTGGCAGGCGACCTCACCGGCACCGCCGACAACCCCCGCATCGTCACAGCAGGCGTTAACTGGTACAGCGTAGCTGCCAACCGCCAGGGGTTTGTCAAAACCCAATCGAGCGGAGTGCTGACCATAGCTGACGACGCTATCCGCAACGCCACCGCTGCAGTGAATAAGGGATATGTGGACGAGAGAATAGACCATCACACCCACACCACTGACCAGATCAAAGGTTTGGACACAGCACTAGCTGGCAAAGCAGCAGCATCACACACCCACCCCACCAGCCAAATCACCGGCTTGGATGATGCCCTGGCAGGAAAAGCTGCAACCAGCCACAAGCACACAAAGGCTGATATCACGGACTTGCCGCAGATCACAGACACTACTGGCGGCAATACCCTTGTCGTCCGGGATCCCTGGGGCCATATCACAGCTGCTGTCCCTAGCTTCAGCGATCAGGTAGCAACCAAGGGGTACATAGATGCCGAGCTGGAAAAGCTGAACCAAATAAAGGCCGAAAGCGTATTACAGAATGCTTCGTCTGCCAAAAAAATAGGCAGGATCGTATTCCTATACGTGAACATAAATTTCGCGGGCGCCCAAGGCACGCTCCCTTATGCTTTCCGCCCATCAAATGCCTGCTATATCGCGGTGTACACTCCCACGAAACTCGCGTATCCAGGCTGGATGACGGTTTCTCCTAATGGCGATGTTTATGTGCAGTTTTCCCAATCGGATTCTGCAATAGGGTATGCGACGGCAGTTTACACCTCAGCCGTCTGATCTCACTGTTTAAAATCTTCAACCCCAGCAACCCATCGTGGCACTGGGGTTTCTTCATGGAAGGAGGAAACATGGTTACTACCGCCCAGCTTGCCGCGATCATGGGCGGCGATATCGACTACAGCCAACACGTGGCGGCAGCAAACGAGGCCATGCAGCGCGCCCAGTGCACAACCGTGCCGCGCCAGGCGATGTTCCTAGCCCAGATCGGCCACGAGTCAGCCGGCCTGAAATATTTCCGGGAAATAGATCCTGGCTATTATTTGCGGGGTCGTTCCGATTTAGGGCATGGGCCGGGGGAGGGGGAGCAGTGGCGTGGCGCGGGCCCCATCCAGCTGACGGGCAAAAACAATTTTCGGGCGTTCGGTGCCTGGTGCCACGCCCAGGGGCTGGTGGATGACCCGGAGGTGTTTGTGCGCCAGCCGGAGCTGGTGGCCACGCCCCGCTGGGGGTGGCTGTCCGCATCCTACTACTGGACAGTCGCCCGCCCTGACATCAACCAACTAGCCGACGCCGGCGACATTATTGGCGTGACCCGCCGCATCACCCCCGGCGCCAACGGGCTCGGCG